GTGCTGTTAATAAGTGCTGTTGTATAGCCCTCTAACTGTACGAATGTGTCATAAATTCCAGCTAAAATACTACTTGTTGTCAAAATAGACAAGTTGCGCGAAAGAGAGGAGATGGCTGCATTTTGTGCCGTATTTACCGAATCATTTGTACTAATGCTGGCATATAGTGCACTACTCAAACTGCTGAGAGACCCAAATTGTGCAGTAGCAAAAATGGCAATTGTACTGACATAGGTGGACAAGGTGGCGAAACGCGCATTCAAAAATGCATTTTGGGTGCTCTGAGATGTAGCAATATTTGTGCTCACCACAAAATTTGTAAAGGAACTGATGCCTGTACTAGCTGTTTCAAGGTTCCCAATGCGCGGCCCGTATCCACTAATTGTGCTGAAAAAGTTGGTGTTTGTACTCGCCACAGAGATTCGCAACGTGGAAATATTTGTACTTAACGCCACATTGGTAGCGTCAATCTTTGCATTTAACCCAGTGGAAGTACTAAGTATTGCACGATTTAATGCGGCTGTTGTTGAAACAAAGGTTGTGGTAAAGACGGTTAAACTACTAATGCGGTTTGTGTAATTGTAGAGCCCTGTGCTACTACTCAACAGTCTAGCCGTAAATGTACTAGTTAAAGTACTTGTTAGAAATACAGTGGTCGTTGAATCTCCGACAGCGATTGCCGTGCTAAGCGTTGAGAATCCAACACTGACAACATTTGAAAGCGCACCCAAGTCGTTGTAAAATGTGCTGAATGTACTTAGCCCTGCTATTGAACTGTTAACATAGTTAATAAGCGAATTAGAGGTCGCGATCAAAGCCGTTGATAACCCCGTAACTTGATTGTTGAGATCATCAATTTCTGTTTGTTGGAAAGCCACCGTACTTCCTACTTCTCCAATTGCCGAGCTCAGCGTTGAAAGATCACGGGGGTTCATACTGTTGCTCCAATATGTCTGCCCCGCACCATTTGCATACAAAGTATACAAGGAGGAAATGGGTGCATTGTTTGGGAGCCTGAAAGACAACCCTCGCGCCAACAGTTGATCAATACTCTGCGACGTTGCAAACGCCATTCTACCCTTGAATGCCAAAGTTATTTACCCCTCTTTGCGCAGGTAAAGGGGTGCAAATCTTCAGAATTCAAGGTCTGTATTACATGGTACCTTAGGCCCCGCGCAACATCCTTTCATAAAATTGTAGATGGTCGCGGAGCGGGGTGCTGTAAAAACAGGCCGCACAAAGTAGAGTGACGGAATGTCAAATTCAGGCGGATTATTACAACTTGTAAGTACGGGACGGCAAGATATCTATCTTTCCGGTAACCCACAGACGACATTTTTCAAACAAGTGTATCGCCGTTATACTAATTTTGCAGTGGAAACTCAACGGATTCCATTTGACACAGCCGTTGACTTTGGAAAGCTCATCACAACAACTATCCCCCGCAACGGGGATCTTATTGGACAGATGTATCTTGAGATTGAGCTTCCCGAAATGACACTCGCTGGACCCGTCCCACAGCAAACAGGTATTGCAACAGAGGGTCCTACCGATTATGAAAACACCGATCCGTCTGTGAGCTGGGTGAACGGCATCGGCCAAGCGATGATTGAATACGTGAGTATTTGGATCGGCCAACAAGAAGTGGATCGTCAGTATGGAGAGTTCTTGTATCTGTGGCAGCAGCTCAGTACACCGGGATCAAAACGTGCTGGTGTAAACCATATGAGCGGCCAATTGGATGTGTATAATGACCAAGTACAGAAGGGCCCGCTCCATCTTTTCATTCCTCTGCAATTCTGGTTTTGCAGGAATCCTGGATTGAGTCTCCCAATTATTGCGCTACAAGCGACGCCTGTGAAGATTTGGATAAAGCTTCGCAACGGAAATGACGTGCTATTTAGCAATTCTCTTGAAGATGCAATTATAAATGGAACACCGCCACCTACTAGACTTTCTGTCCTCCCACCGACAATTACGGATATGACACTGTGGGCGGATTATATCTATTTGGATACGGAGGAGCGCCGTCGGTTTGTTAGCTCCAAACACGAATATCTGATTGACCAGGTGCAGCAGCAAAAACGGTATTCAATTCCGCAAAACACAACCATTGCCAACGTTGAACTGAATTTCAACCATCCGATGAAGGAAATGATCTGGGTTTTGAACCAAGATCGTATGCTGCAGGCCCACGAGTGGTTTAATTACGGCAGCCGAATGCTGAACGAGTATGGTATTCCGAACCTTGACTTAATCGCCACCTCTTTGATTCAGTTTGACGGATACGATCGGTTTGAAGAGCAAAATGCCGCTTATTTCAGACTCATGCAACCGTGGCAACGCCATACAGCGATCCCTAACGATTTTATATACGTGTATAGTTATAGTCTTGCCCCGGAGGCGGCACAGCCACAGGGATCGGCAAACGCAAGCCGTATTGACAGCATTGTGCTGCAGGTACGAATGAATCCTCGTGTGCAATCACGGCCGGCAGGTGTCACTGTATACGCGACGAACTACAATGTACTACGAATCGTTGCTGGGCTGGGTGGCGTGTTGTTCACCGTCTAACAGAGCGGCAGCACTAAAGGAAACAAATGCGTCAACCAAACTAGGAATGGCAGAAGCCGAGCAAACAGCGCCAAAGTTTAGGCACATTTCGGATATAGATGTTTGGTTGACGCCAGATCGCAATTATTTCGTGTTTCTGTGTTTGAGTGTATTTTGTGGATTCTTTGCACTTGATCATATATATCTACGTAGCTTTGATACAGCTTTCCAAAAAATAATGTACAACTTTCTTGGCTTGGGTATTTGGTATTGGTGGGATATTTGCCAGATTTTCACGGAAGGGAAGAAAGTACAGGCGACGGGGCTATCAAGTCCTTTTGATTGGACGCAGGGTATTGGCCGTGGTGTATTTGCAACCGCAGAAACCGAAAACAAGTTTGTGCCCGAAAAGTCTTATATAATTTGGGCATTTTTAGCGATTTTTGGTGGATTCTTTGCGCTTGATAAGTTCTATCTAGGTGATTATTTCCACGCAGTTTCAAAAATTATAAGTATTTTTAGCCCCGTCTTCTTATTTGGACTTTTATGGGTTGCATGGGATGCATTCCATGCATTTTTTATGACGAAAGAAACGATTTCGGGCAATATTTCACTTCCTTTACCACTTACGTGGATCGGATATAACGAGACAGATGGGAGCATTTTCTTACCGTCGGCCCCCAAGAAGGCAGGCGTCTCGGCAATTGCACAGGTCATTTCTGGTGTTCCGATGAAGCAATGGATTAACTTTGGTGCATTGGCCGGATTAGGACCATTAGTGAGTTCAGTAAAAGGATTAACAGGGAAGCTTGACCAGTTGAAAGAGAAGGCGAGTGACCCATCTACTACACTGACAGCAGCCGTATTTCCACCCGTCTCTCTACCGACGAAAAGTGCCTAAAGGTGTGCACATCTTTTTAACAAGATGCCGCTTATCAACAGTACAGAAGGCTCCGCTGGCCGTTTGGGCAATCACATTATCCGTAATGTGTATGTATCTCAAATTGCAGAGGCAGGAGATCTTTCCTTTAAATATGGTTACCACGCGCATATGACGCGCCTTGGTATCCCGCTTTTCACAACGGGGAAAATGCGGTATGAAAAGACAATTGATATTAATGATAACACTGCCAACGATTATCTTGATAAGCCCGTTGACTTTAATATAACTGTTGACGGATATATACAAAATCCTGTCTTTTCAATGCGGCTGTATGATTATTTCCGCAGGCCCGATATTCGTGCATCAATTCAAAATGCAAACATCTACAAAGATCGTTTTGGAAAAAACAACGATGTGTTTGTTCACGTGCGTCTAGATGACGCAATTGTTTGGAGCCCTGGTTATACATACTATGATAATGCAATAAAGGCCACGGGTGCAAAAACAGGATTCATTTCCAGTGATTCGCCAAATCACAAGATGGTGAAAGATCTTTCAGAAAAATATGGCTTTCCGATCGTGCAAACCGGCAAAGATACAATTGGCGATGTCACAACATCGTTAGAGGCAGTAGATACAATTATGCTTGCAAATACTTGCAAGCATTTAGTACTAAGTCACGGCACATTTAGTTGGATCATTGGTGCCCTTACCTATGACGTTGAGCAAGTATACATCCCGCCTATGCGCTTCATAACTCTAAGTGGAAAAACAAACTTTTGGGTAGGCGATATTTACCATATTCCTAAGTGGGATATTATAGAGCCTTGATACACAGCATTTTATAAATACCTCATATCAAACAAATATTTTTAAAATTATGGTTACACCATATTTTCAATCTATGACAAAGTTCCAAAAGGTTGCTGATTCCTAGTTGCTAGCCGCTAGCCCTAACTCCATTTGACGGTCTAAAAGGTCGCCTCCATAAAAGACCAAAATGCAGGACCTGCTAACACAAGAGCAGTTTGAAGCTCTGTATAACGACACCACTAAAACCACAGCGTTTATTGTATATTTTACCGCAGCGTGGTGCGGACCTTGCAAAGCACTAGACACGGCTGCGATCACCGCTGCCGCAGCTAAGCGCGACATCCCCATTTACAAGTGCGATTACGTGACAAATGAGTATACAGTGGGATACTGTGGTGTAACCTCGTTTCCAACCTTTCAATATATGAAGCCCCGCAAACCACTTTCCCAATTTAGATCTAATGCAACGCAGGACGTCATCGCTTGGGTTAATAGTCTATAAGTACTCTGTGCTGCACCCGGCGCCGAGGTACGTAATCGTTCATTTTAAACACTGCAACCACAATGTTTGAAATGCAAAAACTCGCGGAAAGAGCAGTGCTAAACCAGCAATCATTAGTAGGAGATGGCGACCGCCGCAAAACAAGTAACGCTGTCCACTGGGCAGATTTTATTTGCCGACCCAAGTTTGCCTTGGGCACCGACAGATTTTCCAAATCTACCATCAACTGCACTTTCAATAACTGCAAATGGTACAATCGCAGGTCGCAATATTAGTCAGTTAAGTTTTTCCAATGTAATCACATACGAAAACTTTCAATCTCCACCTCTGCGCCCGTCTTTAATAAAAAGCCTTGTGGTCAATTCCGCTGGCGACGTAGGTTACGATGATCCGAAAGTGAGTCTTGTAAGCACAGCGTTAACCGCTTATCAAATCGGCCTAACCGGATTCGGATCCCCCGCCATTGGCGCGCCAGGTATTGAGAGTAGTCCACCAGATACGCTTACAAATGCAATCGCAAAGTTGGATGGATGGATCACAGAGGGTCTTTTGAAACAACCTCCTTCAGTCTCACTCGCACAGATTGAAGAAACGTCTCTTTATGCTGGTGTACGATGGAACAACTTTAATGTTTACAATATTTTGCAATACAGCTTACCGTACACATCCGGCATTGTTATTATATTAGGTGATCCCTCCACTGCAAATTATTTGACACTAGAGTTGACGAAATCGGATTGGTTTCCTGATCGCCAATATACAGATGGACTCGCCTCCGATTTTTATCCTATTGTACGGTTACGAATTTTTAAAGATTTTTTCTTACCGTCGGCTGACGAGATGTACAGTAAGGCGGCACTCCCAGCAGGATGCATAAAGATTATTGGAGAAGGTGGAATTTACACCCTGCCATCTGTTGGCAAAGTGTTTGCGGTGGAAAATTCTGTTGCGGGCGAATCCTACACTACTGCAAACATCTATTTGCCGCAACTTAGTGTAGGGCAAATTATTCCTGTTAATATTATCTACATCAACAAAACACAGTCGTCGCCAAACATATTTTCAACACAAACCACAATCACGTCTTTTGGCGCGCCGTCCGAGCCAAGTTCAATAATCCAAACGCTGAGTACACCTACGAGTTTTACACTCCGTGTCGGTCCGCCCGTTTATGCAGATGCAACGCATTTGGTCAGCAGTTGTTATTTAAGTTCTTATAATATTGAATATACTGCGACGCGTATGAATACAGCGCATAGCGGGGATCTTGGTTTTCGCTATGGCGAGGCACTTCCCGCTACACTTCCATATTATCTTTCTAGTTACACAAATTCAACACTAACAAAAATCACACCTGTGCAAAGCGGACTTCAAGATATTGAGGTGGTTGGGTCTGTCGCAGAAAAGACGGCTGTACTACCAGGCATTGAATGGTCAACATCCACGTATGCAACAAATTCGGCATATCTGATCGGATCTACACTGGGTGGACCAACGGCTGTAAGTGCTTTTCCCGTTGTCACAACTCAAAATATTAGTAGTGCGTCAATTCAATTCACAAGCCCGTGGGCCGTTCATGCCGGCCCTGGCGGCCTTTCGTACATAAACTATTCAAATGGGTGGAATTTACGCGATCCAATTAGCACAAGTGTCGTTTTCTTGGGATCCACGCAAGTTACATCGTATAGACTCAATGCACCCGTTCAATTTAATGACAAGTCTTATCCAGGATGCCGCAGCAACTTTACAATGACAAAAGAGTTCAAAGATACAGACGGTGTGTCACAAACACTTAGTGTGACACGCGTCCCTGTTGCAGATGATTTCACACTTGGAGTGTCACAAGGAGCCTCGGCAAATGATAGTTTTTTTAGTACAATTTTATATGATTCTCAAATCAGTGTTCCCTTTCAGAAGTTTTTCTATGATGCAACTCTTACGGGAGCGCAGGCGTTGAGCACAGTAAGCTACGTTCCTCAATCCTTGAACCTCGCATTGGATAATTTTGCAATTTCTGGATTCAATGACCCCATAATTGTGCAAACACTTTCAACGCATATCAAATTTATGACGGAAGATGATGTCGTATTTCAAACCTCAAGCCTTGTTTACACAAATCAGGTAACAAGCACTGTTCAAATTTCAGGAATGTATACACCTACTACAGGCTCTAAGCTTGCATTTGATTTGTATTCAAGTAATTTTATTCAAAGTTTTGCGAATTATTCAAGTTTCGCGATGGGACAGTTGTATTTCAACAGTCAGCCAGCGGGACAGCTAACCAAATACACTTCGTCA